TCCTAGCGTGTTCGCCCGGCTCGAGGTTCTAGCTAAGCAGTGCGGCGCGCGTGGCGGTTCGATCGGTGCCTTCATCGAAGACAAGAACTCCGGTTCGACGCTGCTCCAGCAGACCCGGCGCAACAACTGGAAGGCTCGGGCGATCCCCTCGGACCTGACTGCGCAGGGCAAGGACGGGCGGGCGATCGGGGTCAGCGGGTACGTCTACCAGGACCTCGTTAAGCTCTCGGTCCAAGCCTACGACAAGGTTACGACGTACAAAGGGACTTCGCGCAATCATCTGCTCTCGCAGGTCTCGGAGTTCAGGATCGGCGATCCGAAGGCGAATACTCGTGAAGACGACCTTTTGGATAGTTTCGTATATGGCGTCGCCATAGCGTGCGGTAATGCTGGAGGCTTCTAGTAGCAACGATGTTCTTCGAGTTCGATATCTAACATGGCAACCGTATCGGTAGGCTCGACGATCCTCGGCAACGGGCTCGAGACGTTGCTTATGTGCGACGACATCGAGCCGGGCTCTTCGGCGTCATATCAAGTCTGCAAAGAGATTTATAGCTACCACCCCCTCGGTAAGAAGATGGTGGACAAACCCCTCACGAAGGCGCAGAGCCTGCCGCGTGAGATTACGGTCCAGAACGCGAACGCCCCCGAGGAGCGCTTGGTCGAAGCGTTCAACAAGGAGTGGGAGCAGGTCTCGGCGGACCGCCACATTTTGAACTTCGGGCGCCTCGCCCGGATCTACGGTATTGCGACGCTGGGCACGATCGTAGAGGGCGAGAATGCGGGGGAGCCCCTCGACTTCGAGAGCTTGGCGAAGAAGTCCTTGAGCTTCAGCGAGTGGGACCCGCTCAACACGGCCGGGTCGCTGGTCCTCAACCAGAACCCGAACGCGCCGGACTACCAGAAGCACGACGGTGTTACGGTGAGCGGTGAGCGGTATCATCGCTCTCGGGTCGTCGTGCTGATGAACGAAGACCCGATCTACATCGAGTACACCGGGTCGGCCTTCGGGTTCGTAGGGCGCAGCGTCTATCAGCGCGCCCTGTTCCCATTGAAGTCGTTCATCAACACGATGCGCACCGACGACATGGTGAGTCGTAAGGCCGGCGTGCTCGTCGCGAAGATGGCGCAGCCGGGTTCGATTATCGACAACGCCATGCAGTTCCTCTTCGGGCAGAAGCGCGACCTGCTCAAAGAGGCGATGAACAACAACGTCCTGGGCATCGGCCCGGAAGATTCGATCGAGAGCCTGAACCTCCAGAACCTCGACAGCGCCAGCAGCAAGGCACGCGAGCATATTATTGAGAACATCGCCTCCGCCGCCGACATGCCGGCGAAGCTGCTGACCTCTGAGAGCTACGCGGAGGGGTTCGGCGAGGGTAGCGAGGACGCGAAGGAAGTCGTCGAGTACATCAACGGCATCCGGGGCTGGCTGAAGCCGGCCTACGAGTTCTTCGATCAGATCGTCATGCGCCGCGCGTGGAACGAGGATTTCTTCAACGCGCTCAAGGAAGAGTTCCCCGAGAGCTACGCAGAATATGACTACACGCGGGCCTTCTACGAGTGGAAGAACGCTTTCAAGGCGAAGTGGCCCTCTCTGCTGATCGAACCCGAGAGTGAACAGGCGAAGAAAGAGCAGATCAAGTTCGACGTGATCATTAAGACGGTCGAAGTTCTTCACCCGATCCTCGACCCCATGAACCGCGTCAACCTCATTCAGTTCATCGCCGACAACCTCAGCGAGCAGAAGACCTTCTTCACCTCCCCTCTGACGATCGACTACAAGGCGTTGGAGAACTATACGCCCCCCGCTGAGGAGCAGGAGGAGGAGACCGAAGAAGCGGAGAAGCCCGCGCACGAGCCGAGGGTAGCAGCGTGAGCGAGCATCCGACGCTCGTGATCGGTGATACCTACACGCGGCACGCGACGCGCACGGTATACCAGATCAAAGAGATCACGCGAGATAACTGGGTCGTAGCGCTGGGCGAGATCTCGGGGAAGCCGGCATCGTTCCTGGTTCCGGCCAAGGACTTTTTCTACCATTTTGACTTGCCCCAGGTGCTGAACTGATGGCGCTCGATCCGAAGAAGCTCGAACGGTTGGCGATCGCGGTGGGGCGCATGGCTATGCGCGTCGAGCGGCGCCTTAAGGCCAGGCAGGACGCGGGGGCGTTCGGCACGGTGGGCGTAGCGCAGAAGGAGGCGACGGCGTACAACGCGCGCCGCACGGGGATCGAGCTTAGTCCGTTGGGGGACAAGGCCACGGGGAATCTAGTGACGGTGCTGCGCAACGGTAAGAGGCAGGGATCGTTCTAGGTGCCCTCGTTCTACGAGGTCGTCACGGCGGCGATCAAGGACATGACGGAGAACGGGTTCGATAGCGCTGCGCGCGTCGAGCGTTGGGCTGCGGAGATCCGCCGCGCTGCTCTATCCCAGATGGCGACGCCGAGGCAGCTAGAGGGGCAGCTTACCGACTCTCTCCGCGCGGTCTACAAGCGCCTCGTGGATGGGGGCGAGATCTACCGGCTGAACCCCGGCGCCAGCAAGTTCACGATCGACCGGCTGCGCCCTCAGATGCGTTCCGATCTCGATCGCCGCATTATGGCTTCGGCCGGGTTGATCAAGCTTAACCGAGAGCAGGCCGTCGAGCAGACGAACCGGCGTTTCATAGGCTGGGCCACGTCGATCCCGAAGGGCGGCTCTAAGAACGTCGATCGACGGACTGAGAACGTCGAGGTCAGGAAGGCGCTGCGGTCCCTCCCCTACGAGGAGCGGCGCGTGATCGTCGACCAAGGCCACAAGTTGTTCGCCTCGATCAACAACGTCGTGGCGGTGGGCAGCGGGGCGATCGCCGGGGTCTGGCACTCGCACTTCCGTCAGGCCGGGTATACGAACTTCCGTAAGGACCACGCGGCGCGCGACGGCAAGGTCTATTTGCTGCGCGAGAGCTGGGCCAAGGAGAAGGGCTTCGTCAAGGTCGGCCCGGCTGGCTACTACGACGACGTGACGGCGGTCGGCGAAGAAGTGTTCTGCCGGTGCTGGATAGAGTGGCTGTATACGCTCTCGCAGCTCCCCAAGGACATGGTTACGCAGAAGGGCGTTGAGGCACTTTTGGCTCTACGGAAGGCGGCTTGAAGATGTTCTGGCAGATTGCTAAAGACATCGTCTGGGTAATTGGAGTCGCCGCTGCTGTCGGCGCCGTGCTCGCCCTCGGGGTCATCGCGATCGTGTTCTGTTTTCAGGCCATGGGCTACGAGCCGGATTAGGAGACTTTAAGATGGACGCAGCTAAGCTCGACGCAGTGTGTTCGGGGATCGAAGCTCTTGGGGCTCGGCTCGATGCAGTTATTTCGCGGCGGGATGCCTCCTTTGCGGAGGGCGATCACCCCCGAGCGAAAGACGGAAAATTTGGTTCTGGAGGCGGCAGCGCTAGGAAATCCGGGGGCGCCCCTTCGAAAGAGGTCGCAACACACATGGCTAAGTTTCATGGAAATGGGGCCAGCGAAGCGATGCAAGCTCGGGAGAAACATAAGGCATCTGGAAATCACGAGGCTGCGGAGAAAGCGCACGGGGACTACTTGTTTCACGCAGAGCGCGCCGAGTACCACAAAAGCCAGTCTAAATAGATGCCCCTCGAAGCCGGAAGCTCAAAGGCTGCGTTCAGCAGCAACGTTGCGACGGAGCGCAAGGCGGGGAAGCCGCAGAAGCAGGCCGTGGCGATCGCCTATGCCCAGAAGGAGCGCAAGGACATGGATTTCGAATCGAAGCTCGACGCGGCTCTGGACTGCGCGGGAGCGCTCGGCGCTCGGATGGACGCTCTGAGCGCGCGGCGGGATGCGGGATGGGTAACAAACAACCCGAACGCCGCAAAGGCTTTAAAGGCTGCTGACGCAAAATACGAGAAAGCGAAAACTGCGGCTTCTAATTTGCCTCTTAAGGAAAAGGTGGCGGCACTTCGTAAGGCTAAGGAAGCCCGGCAGGCTGCATATGAAGCGGCGCATAAGTAAATGATCCTCGCCGCTGGCATCCTCATCCGAGACAAAGACGGTCGCGCGCTGTTTCTCAAAAGGGGAAATGGCGGGGACTCGCCTACGCTTTGGGCCTTCCCCGGGGGCCGCGTCGAACCGGGCGAGCGCCTGCGCGAAGCTGCGATCCGCGAGACGATGGAAGAGGCCGGCATCGAGCTTAAGTCCGAGCAGCTCCTCCGCTGGACGCGTTCGCAGGCGCACCGCGAGACGACCGGCGCTGCGCCGACTAACGTCGAGAAGACCGGCCCCGACGTGACGACCTTCCCCCTCGGTACGGACCCGATCGACAACGCGATCGTGCTCGACGGCGAACAGGTCGACTTCACCACCTTCCTCGCGAAGGACGTCGAGAACTTCACGCCGACGCTGAACTATGAGAACGTCGCGTACGCCTGGGCGCCGGTCGACGCACCCCCCGAGCCGCTGCACCCTGGGTGCCGCGTTGCTCTGGCGCGGTTCGGCATGGACGAGCTCGGCATTGCGCGGGCGATCGCGGCGGGCGAACTGGTAAGCCCTCAGATCTACGAGAATATCGCCCTGTTCGATATCCGTATCACGGGCACGGGCACGGCGTACCGCAAGGCGCTCGACGAGTACGTGTACCGCGCCCCGGAGAACTACCTTACCCCGGAGTTCTTGGCGCGGTGTAACGGCCTCCCGGTCGTCATGGAACATCCCGACTCTCCGATCCTGACTTCGCAGGAGTACGGGGATCGCAACATCGGCTCCGTCTTCCTCCCCTACATCAAGGGCGACGAGGTCTGGGGTATTGCGAAGATCATGAACGCGGCAGCGGCGCAGATGATGGCGAAGGGGCAGCTCTCGACCTCCCCCGGCGTCGCGTTTCGCGACCTGTCCGTCAACGAGAAGCTCACTACCGAGGACGGTTCCACGGTTCTGATCGAAGGCAAGCCCAGCCTGCTGGACCATATTGCGGTCTGCGAATTGGGCGTATGGGACAAAGGCGGACCCCCCGCTGGAGTCGTAACAGCCAACAATGAGGTTTTGGCAATGGCAGACGCGGAAGAGAAGACCGCCGAGGAGAAAGCGCGGGACGACGCGCGCGCCGATGCGGATACGAAGAACGGCGAGAAGCTGGACAAGCTGCTCGCCCATATGGACGCGATGAACTCGCGGCTCGACGCCCTGGAGAAGGACGAAGAGAAGAAGGATTCCGACGAGGACGAAGAGTCCAAGA